GTATATCTGTTCCAATATCTCATAATTAATTAAATGTTACTTTTCCGTTGTATGATTCTGCAGTACCTTTATTTAATCCAGAATACAGTTCGTTAAAGTACCCATCTCTAACTGAATTTATGTTCTCTTTAGGTACGTTTATATAATAAAATATTCTTTCTTTTTCTTTAGTAAATGGTGAATAGTCGTTAAACTTCCTAACTGAACTACGTTTACTAAATCTGTCTAACTCTCTTTCAGTTTTTCTTTGTACTTTTTCATAGTTCCTTTGTAAGTCATCAACAAGATTATTAACGTATCTATCCCATTTATTGATGTTACCTAACCTATCATTCAATAGTTTTAATATAACCGTGTCTTTATCGTTTAATATTTTTTGATACATAGCATTCATAAAACGAGAGTAATATTGACCCTCATCTTGGTATTCAATCGAAAATGAGTAATCAGGTTTAAATGGTTTTTCGACTAATTTTTTATTATCGTCAAATATTTGGTCATAAAACTCCTTTAAGTCAGTACTTAAAGTCACCATATCATTTTCCATTTCTTCGTATGTGTTATTTGCGTTTTTAGAAGTTTTATCAACACTATCGGTTGCCTCTAATTCTTGTTGTACATTTCTAGCCTTATCCGCAAACCCATCTGTATTAGTCATTACAAAACTTATTTTATCTATGGTTTCGATTAGACTTAATTGGTTATTCACAACTTTTGGCATAACACTCATATAATCTGATATGTAATTTGGTTTAACTTCATTAATCAAAGTGATTATATTAAACTTATATAAATCTATATCGGCATTTGTAAAATTCTTATTATGTATCTTTTTAAGTAATGGTGAATTATCATTATTCACGTCATCAATTATTTCATCAAAAAGATTATTTATTTTATTTTGTAACTCGTCCTCTTTTGGTTTACCAAATAGTTTGGTATCTGTAGTTGTACCTGTAAATCCATCAGTATAATAACCTAACGTTTTACCGTCAGTATAATTTCTTTCGTCCGTAAAGTAAGCTAAACCATCTATTGAGTAAGTATTTGCTACTTGAGTCAGTGATTCGGTAATTGAGTTTGCATAATTTTTAACGTCCTCAACCGCAGTTGCCATTATTGTTTTAAAAGAGGTTTGACCACTAGTCGTAGTCGCGGTAGTTGTAGGATAAGTGGTTAATTCGTCACTTTTAATAGTACCAATTGTAACACCTTTATTTGGTATGTTATCATTAGTTGGTATATTATCTTTACCATCAAAGACTACATTACTTTCTATAGATTCCCATATCTCTTGATTTAACTCGTCCCTTTGTTCTGTAACTACAGACCTTTCATCATAAACCTCTGTATTGGCATAATAATTAAATGAAAGTGCGTTTTGTAATCTATTTACGGGTTCTTTCAATCCTTGACCACCTATAAAGAAAAATGACATATTAATATCCGCTAACATTGGTTGAACACCTATTCCCTCAGGATTTAAATCAAAAGTTAATGGTTCATAACTGATAGATATTTGATTAATGGCAATTTTAGTATGATAGAAATCACCAATTCTTAATATACATATTGGTGGCGCCCCAAATGATGTATTCTTCGCATTAAACTCAGTTGGTCTACCATCATCACCTATTACGGGTATAGTATCACCAGGTCTAATACATTGTTGTAAAAAAGTAAGTCTTGAATTTAAACCTTCAGGTGTTATAGAGTGAAATGCTGGTTGGAAGTACTTTATTTTTTCCTTTATACCACTATAAACCATCGGCGAACTTTCCTTTACTAAATTAAAGTAATCACACTCAGTCAATAATTTTCTAACTATTATCTTCGCTACCTCTTGTTTTTGTTTTGCGGTTGTTGTTGGGTCTTTATATTTAATTGGTTCCTCAGTAACAGTTTCCGTTACAGTATCTTTTGTGGGTACCGTCTTTTCTTCATCAGTTACCGGAACCTCTTCTTGAGATGGTGTTTCAACAACACTGTTAAAAAATACTCTTCTACAACCCATCGCCTGTGGTGAATATACCTTATCTGCTTCAGGTAATTCTTGTGTACAATCGACACCACCAATAGTCACCTGCTCTCCTGACGCAACCTCTTTAATTATAAATTTACCATCATCTTTCCACTGTTGTAACGTTTTTTGACTATTTGAAGGTTTTAATGGTAATAAATATTGTATAACACTATCGATTCTTCTTTTTGATAATGATTTATTATAGTTAACATCATTAGGTGACGATGCCGAACCTTGTAATAAGACTTCAACTGTAGAGCCGGCGTTTAACGCCTCTCCAACTCCTTCAATAAATAATAAAGTACTATGTAACGGTCCCTTTTCAGGTCCTGTTAAAATATTTTTTTCATAGAACTCCTTAACCCCCACTTTATTTTCTGTACTCGCGTATGTATTATAATCAGTCTGTTTAGCAATATAATTAGTTAATGTTGTTTGGTAAGACTCATCAGAGGTGGTTGATGTAGCGTTTGTTGGCCCAGGAACATCATTATCAAAATAATAAGCAAAACTGTAAGTATCCTCCTTTATTTTATCAACATACTCAACAACTGCGGGGTCCTCATCTCCAGGTACGCCAGGATTTATAAAATCAAAATGTTCCTTAACGTCTTCAGGTACGGGTGAGTTAACAATTATCTCGTAGATATCATTATAAGTAAATTGAGGATATCTTAAGGCTAATTCATATATGTCGTATTTTCTACAACCAGCAAAAAATGAATCCACAATACCTGTAACTTTATTGTTATTACTCTGATTCGCCAATTCTTTATCTACTATAGCATTTAGTATTGATGGGTGGTCAACCACAATCTTCCAACTTAAATTACCATTTCTTGTTGTATTATTATATGTGTAAATTGGTTCAGGTCGACCTAAGAACTCATTTGTATTCCAATTCGCTGAGTTTGTTTCACTTACTTTCATATCGTAAGGTGGAAACCACATTATCCTACCACCATTAGGTCCTCTCTCACAATGTGGTAGGTCTTGATAGGTGAACCCTTTTTTTCTTGACGTTCTCCACGCTAAGTTTTCTAAAGAAAACATGTATTTTTTAACTCCTTCACCTTTAGGACTAAAATCATTACCTACTATGTTTGTACTTTCATTACCCCTCATTGGTGCAATGTTTAAATTGTATGTACTATCTAACACTGAGTAAGTAAACCGTCTATTTGCCGTTGTAATACCCTCAGTTTTTTGTAAATCACCCATAGAGTAATATGGGGTATCTTTAGTAAATACACGACAATACTCCTGTCCAACAATATCACCATCAACATCTTTATAGGCAATTACTCTTGAACCTTTTGTTAGTTCTCTCGTACCGTCATGAAACACTTTTGATACTTGGTCGATGGCATTACCAACATGTTGTAGTTTTCTAACACCTACTACCTCATCGGCAGCGTTAATTAATTTTTGTGTATTATCTAATATAGAACCTTTAGTGTATTGGTAGTTTCCGGAACCATCTACTGATTGTGTGGCGGTAAAAGTATTTTGAACCCCTTGTTCATTCCAATCCGTATCAATAGTACCAAAAAACTCAGCACCTTTACCAACTTTTTGTCCTGCCCTATCTTTATATTTTGGTGAAACCCAAGTAAATCCTCCTTGTAATCCCCCATCATCATATGTTGAGGTTTGATTTAAACCAAATTTATATTGATTATCTTTTTCTTCGTTTTCGTAAATTTTAGCAACCTCATCATAACCATATACGGGTGTTTGAGTTTTATTACCATCTCTATCTAACGGTAATGACTCCGCAGGGGCAACAACATCTCTCATTTCTTGTTGCGAACTACCTACGTAATAATTTTGTTTAGGTACCTTTGTAAATAAATCGGTTAAGAAGTTTTTATTATAATCAGGTATATAACGGTTTAATCTAAGTCCGTGAAAAAGTCTTGAACGTTGTCCACCACCTGTATTATCCAAGAATATTTGCATTCCTGTCTTTTCGGTGGGTAACTTTAAAACTCCTCTCTTATCAAATAAACCTGTTATTTTATTGGCTATTTGATTTAAATACATTTGTTTTGGTTCAGAACTAAAGTAATCACCAGGTATCCACGAATATGGTGAATACACACCACTAACTCTACTAATGAAGTCTAAACCTTTACCAATTAAACTCTTAGGTACTGAAATTTTCCAATCTCTCTCAATAATAGATTTATTACCTGTGACGATACCGAGTAAATCAAATGGGTCTGTTAACGCATCTATCGCGTTTACTCTACCTATAGTTTGTTGATATGTTTCTTCGGCTATTCGATATTGAAACTCAGTCTTAAGTGATTCCGCAGCAATTCTCGCTAAATCAGAATCTTGAGATAGTGAACCGTTATCCCCTTGAGGGTTTTGACTTGTTAATAATATAAATGGATTGTATGAAGAAGCAATAAAAGTATTATATGGACTTTTACCGACTAATGCTGGTATCCCTTGTCCCATATCTAAATTTAAAGTATTACTAAAACTAGTTACAGAATTTATAAAGGTTATGTCATCAATAGATTTTGGCTCACCAAAACCTCCTTCAGGTCCATATTGGTTTTTAACATAAGCATAGTTCCCTTCATCAGAACCAATTACTTCCACCTCTTGAGAGTCAATAACACCAATATCATTTATAATAACTTCGCTTTGTCCTGGTTGTGACGCAGGAGTAAAACCATCACTATTATATGGTTGTAGATTTTTTACTAATAATTTTTTTCTAAAATTTTCAGTAGAATCAAATGATAATGGACTTAATGACATCTATATATTCTTTTTAGATAAATAGATGGTAACATAATTTTGTGTAAACTAAAAGAATAGATTTATACAAAGATACCCCTATTAATATTATGAGTTCATACCCATACTAGTTACAGACCCACCATACGTTCCATCTTTATTAAGTAGTTGGGAACTGATTGCGGCTATCGCGTCTGGATTATTAATTAAGTATCTAGCAAACTCCTCCTTAGTCATAACCGAATTAGTCGGCATATTATCAAGTTTTAAATTAACTTCACCACTCACATTAAGGTTAGAATTAGATGCGATGGCACTCGTAGTTGGTTCATTAATGTTAAGACTTGAAGTATTTAAATTATTCACAGAGAAATTATCTCGTTGAGTGGGTGGGGGGCCTTCCCCACCTTCATTATTTTCATTTGTATTACCCTCACCTGTAACAGGTTGAACCTCCGTATTATTTGAACGTTCAGTAGGCGTTGCGGTCGAACCAGGAAAAAGGTCTTTAAGTTTGTCCATAAAATCCCTTTTAAAATCAAATTCCCCAAATTTTATAGCCGCCATATCGAACGCTTCTTGAATAAACCCATACGCAGCATCCGCAAAATCATCGGCCTGGTCTGGACTTACTTTTAATTGACTTAATCCCAAAGAAAACGCTTCGACAACTTTATCAGGTATTTGAAAAAATTCTTGTGCCCTTCTTCCTTTACCTCTTTCACCTTTATCGTTCTCACCTTTAAGAGAGTCAATTACATTGGTACTAGACGTTACTAAACCTTCCGCGATATCTGTAAAACCGTCACCTTGTGCTAATTGTAGTCTAGTCATATTCGTTAGAACTGATTGAGCCGCGGCTATTTCATTGAGATATCCCATCGATTTTTTAGCAACATCTAGTTCATTCATCGCATCTTTAGCTACAACTTTTTCTAATGCCGTGTAATCATTAGCTGTCATATCATTGAAACCTTGACCAATTTGTCTAAGTGTCCCATCAGGCATAGTAATATCAATATTACCGTCTTTATTAATCTTACCAAGATTAGAAATTAACTCTTTTTGTTCATCACTTACACCACTAAGATTACCTAATATATCTAATTTCTTATTTTTTTGAGCTGCCTTCATAGCTAATTCGGTCATCTCTTGGTAACCCATTCCAGCTAAATCCGCGGCCTCTCTAAGTCGATACATCTCAGTAACAGGGATATCAAATTCACCCGTTTCTTCGTTAAAACTCACTGATGCTGCGGCCATACCAACAACACTATCTTGTAGACCTTCCATATCCGTTTGAGCCATGTGAAGTAACTGAAATGGGTCACCTAGTTTACCAATGGCACCACCTAACATTTGGAAACCTGCGGCGGTTTCAATCGCGGCTTCAGGGGACATTAATTTATCAGCTAAACTAACAGTTGTACTCATATCAATTCTTAAAGATTGAGCTTGTGCGACCATATTAGAAAGACCTTTCACACCATCTTTAAAATTATATGATGTCATTAACTTTAAATTCTTGTTAACACCACCCATAAATTCTGAGACATTTAAACCATATGACCGAGCCTGTTTTGTCATACCTTCCATTGTTTCCAATGTTTTGTCGGTTGTATAACCTAATGTATCAAATGAAGTCGCCATAGTAGCTAATTCCGCGGCAGACATATTAGCGGTAAAACCTAAGATTTGAAATGCCTCAATTTGTTTGTCAGAGAAAAATGTTAATCTCATCATGGACTCATTTAGAGCCCCATATAATTTAATATTATCTTCAACACCTTTTCCAACTAATAAAGTATTTTCTGCGGCGGCAGCGGATGCTTTTTGTATTGCGTCACCAACAATCCTTGTGGACCCCATAGTCTCTCTAGCGGTATTTGCAGCTACAGTATTATAACCCGCCACGGAGTTAATTACTCCTTGTATATCGGTTAAACTATTTTTAAGATTTTTAGTGAAATTAAGAAGAGAAATATCAGCCAGTTTAATATTACTGGCAATATTACCCGTTACCTTCTCCATATCAGAATTGTTGGTCTGAAACATAAACATATAAAATATCTTTTATTATAAATATCGTTTATCTAGATTTCTGTCGTTGTTTTTCTATCTGTTCGTTTTTTTCTTGGAATTCAGAAGAAAGTTTATCAATAAAAAACTTTCTCTCAAAGGTGGGCATTAATTGTAGGTCTGAGTAAGACATATTAACATGTTTACTTAGATAATAGAACTCATCGAGCATAATTTTCCTATAGTTAGAAGAAAGGACGAAAAAACTCTGCCCCAAAAGTGATACGCATAGTCACTTTTTCTCCTGACGGGGCTGTAGTAGTTCTATTAAGGTCCAACTTAGGTTCACAATCTTTCATTGTGTTTCTAATAAATTTTGAATCCATAATAGGTAGCGTACTTATAAAGGTTGATATTTTTTCTCTATTTTCATCCCCATCTATGGAAATGATTAACTTTTCTAACCGTTTAGTAACAAGAGGTACCGTTACTCCGTCAGGGTATAAATCAGGTAATTCAGATAACTCATTAGTATCTTGAATATTTAAAAGTCGACATACAACATTGACACCTGTTTTTGGTAAATTAAATTCAAATAAGCCCTTTTCATTAGGTTTTATCTTAGTTTTTTCAATGTTTAATTCATCTAAAGCCACCTTAAAATTAAAATCCTTACCTGTTTTTGGGTCTTTTAATACAAAGTTATAGTCAGAACCAAACGCAGTATTTCTTAAAAATATTAATACAGCCTCGGCGTCCCCATCTAATAATTCGTTAACATTAAAATCAGGTTCGTAAATTTTATTTTTTAGTAATGTCATCACTAAGTTTTTACTTCCTGAATTAGATAATAATAAGTTTTCATCCTGAGCGGTTAAATAACCGACTTTAAGTGATTTTTTCTTATTAGTGTAAAAAATACCTTGCGATGGTAATGGTACCACATCGTGTGGTAAATTCATATTTGCTTGTCCGTATTGTTTTCCTTGGTCCATAATAGTTTATTTAAATAAAAAACCATAGAAGTTCAATGACCTCTATGGTTTTAAATATACAATTGATTGGTTTATTATCAATACTTGTTTTATATTAGTATACCAAAATACATCTATCAGGACGTAATGTAGCTGTAATAGTAGCTAACGCATCATCACTATATCCTAAACTATCGAAATTAACATCAGTTAAAAATGTTCCTTGTAGAATCCATTTTTCAACCGCCACACCTGTTGGGTCTAACATCTCTAGGTCTAAGTCTTTCTTATAACCTGCAGCATATCCCATACGTCCTGTTACGGACTCTGAATGTAATCTAACCCACTCCATTAACGCTTGTGACGCTGATGGTCCAATTGGGTCACGGAATGTAACGTTTATCGTGTTCCACACGAATCTACCTGCTACGTATGTAGAGGTGTTTAAAAAAGGAATCTCTGTTGACCCGATTTGGATGTTAGGTCTTGATGTAGACTCAACATACCAAGAATTAATACCCAATGAAGATGGAAACGATAGTATAAATCGGTTCTTCCTTTTTGGTTCATAGGGAACGGGCATTTTCATTAATAAGTCTGCCATTGTATTTTGGTTTTATATTTCTTTAGTTTATTTAATTATAAATATCCAGTTTAAAAGTTTTTCTATTTACTTTTATTTTTTTTTCAGTAATCTACTAGAGCAAATAAAATATAATAATAATTATACTTCTTTTTTATCTCCTCCTTTAGTTAAATACATTTTAACTGGTTTATCTTTATATTCTTTATCTAAAAATGCTTTAATCTTTTCTACATTGCCTGGGTCATCGTCAGAAAACCCAATCATAGGTATGAAATTATTTTTTATATCATTTTTAAGAAAGGCTTTTTTACCAATTCTTTCACTCATTTCTTTCACATACGCGATAAAACTCCTTAAAGCTTTAATTTTACCCTCTTCAGGGTCAGCAGCGTTACCTTCACCATATGTTACAGGATGGTATTTATTTAAATCCAAATAATCATTAATCATTACGGACGAATCCTTTTCCTCGTCACCCGACATATTACGATACTTTTTAAGATTGTCAATTAAAGACTCCTTGCTAATACCGTTATGGTTAGTCACAATCATATTATAAATCGCTTCACGTAATACCGATGGTGTGTGACCTCTTGCAGTGATTATTGAAAAAATTGACCCCCCGTTTATCGCTTCAACAAAATCATTCCACGATGGACCTGGTTTTGCTAATAGGGAGTCCACTATAAAGGCGTTATCACCCTTAACTCCGAAATTTCTGTAAGGGTCATCGGCATACCCTACAATCATTTTACCCTTATATTCAAAAGGTTCTTTACCAATCATACCTCGATAGTCGGCGAAGTCTTCTGTTGACATTCCCACCTCCTCGTCCTCATCGGACAAAAGTATGATTTGTGTCGGCATAGTCGCAATATTATCATCCCAATCAAAAGCATAATACTTTAAATCGGGATTACCTTCAGGGTCAAACCCTTCTTGTAATTTTTTTTCGTGATAAAATTCTCTAATAACCTTCTTTAAACTCATCTTTCTACTTAGTTTTTCTTATTAATTTTTACCATTAGTCTCTCTAATTGTGACTCAGATATAACAATATTCTGAGGTTTTTTAGAAAAAGACTTTTTTCCGTCAGACTTTACGTTTAACGACTCGTTAAGTGTTTTTTTCTTGAATTCCATTTTATTTTTGTTTAAACGTTTAATTGGCTAAGAGGAGGGAATTAACCCTCCTCCTTAATATAAATATAGTTAGTTATTAAATATCTTCAAAAGATGCTCCTGTAGGAGTAATCAAGAATTCAATATCTATAAATTCAAGTGCTCTTGTTGGTTTCAAGTAAATTTTACCTGTTAACGTATTAGAGTCTAAATCTTCAGGTGTATTTGAAACTGTAACTCTAAAGTCAATCAAACCTCTGTCTCTTCTAATACTATCTAAGATAGGATTAACTGAGTCTAAGAACTCTTGTCTAACTTGTTCATCGTTTTGTTCGAATAATAATCTTACCGCTACTGCCGAAATTAACTTACGTGCTTGTAGTAATAATCTTCTAACATTTATTCTATCAAGTGCAGATTCTTTAATCTGTAAAGTTTTGTTACCCCAAATAACTGTACCAACATCAGAGAAGGTTGCTATCGGGTTTAATCTACCTTGATAAAGTGTATCTCTATCTTCTTGTGTTAGTTTTTTACGTGCTTTAACAGAATTAACTAAACCTCTCGTGTAACCCGCTGATGCGAACCATGGGAAAGCGATGTTGTCTGTTAATGCTAAGTTTCTAACAACTTCACCTGTTGGTGGAAGATAAATCTGTGTATTATTAACCGTATCTCTTGTAAGAATCCATGGGTAATAAGTTGCAGTGTAGTTAGAGTCAATTCCTGTATCCTCTAAATTATCTACCGCCTCTTCAGGATAAATGAAGTCCGTATCGAAATTCCCTAAAGAAGGTGTAAACATATTATAATCAGGTGTTGTACAAATATAAACTGAATCCGCTCTGTCCTGTTCAATCATGTCAATTGCTGACTCAACTAAATTTGAGTTGTTAACATAATCAATACCAGGTGTAGTAAACACGTTAATGTTAACTGATTCAGGATTATTGAATGTGTACTGACCCCATAAGTAAGCGTAATAATCAGTGTTAGCCCAAGTTAATTTATCTGGACCTACAATTTGTTTAAATGCTCCCCACCCTGTTGCGGTTGGATAAGTTATTGATGGTGCAGCACCTGCTCTAAATCCAGCAGCTCCTAATTGGTACCTGTCACCATTAGTTCTATATTGCCTGTAAATGTCCCATCCGTCAAAACCTCCTGATGGTACAACAGTGAACTTACGTGCATTTAATCTATAATATGGGTTACTTTCACTTTGAGGTTCCCCGTCAAAACTAGCGTCACCAACTTCAAAAGCGGTTTCACCTGAAGTAACATAGTTAGATGAAATTAAAATAACCGTTGCTCCTGAATCCATATGGTAACCTTTAGTTAGGTAAGACCATGGTTGTGAATCAGTAGCGGTCGCTAAATTAGTAGGATTTTGTTTTCCTTTATATGATAAGAAATCCGCATCTATACCTGCGGTGTTAGAAACACCTAAGTATGTTCTTCTTACTCTATCACCTGAACTTCTTGTTTCATTGTCTGTACCTGAAGCCGCACCAAATGGTGGGTTCCAAATAACTTCACCCGGTGTGTCATATTTTGTTTTATATTCTAAGAATGGTGATTTAACCCCTGAATACTGTCTAGTTTGATATCCTCTAAACCCACAAGGTAGTGAATCCATAGGTGCATCTTCATTCATTTCTAACATTATAAATCTTGACCTTAATTCAAATTCACCATTAGATGTACCAATTTTCTTAGCTACAAAACTATTTTGGTTGATATCCATCGTACAGTTAGTGAATTTCTCTAAAACTACAGGATTTGCGTCTGTATCGAAGAAATCACGTACTACAACATCAAAGGTTCCATTATTAAATGAGATATTCATAATTGAAACTTTTACCTCTCTGTTTGCAGCATTACCGTCAGATATTGTTATAACTTTAAACATATCATAAACTTGGTTACCTCTCAGTTCTGAAACAAAATATGGAGTTTCAGGTGTTTGATATTGTTCTAAATACCAACCAATACTTGTGTTAGTTCCTAAATCTTGTCTCGCACTTGGTAAATCAGTTAGTGTACAATTTAAACCACGAACACGACCTAATCTATAACCAGTATTTAATAAGTTATAATATTCTTCTTCTACGAATAAAGGTACTTCAGATTTTGGTTTTGCAAAATTCGATTTTCCGAATACCTTTGATAGGTAATTGGAATTAGATACGTTAAATGATGTTTGGAAAAAGAAATTATCTCCATTTGCAGTTGTTGCTGAAAGACCAAATGTAGAGAAAGGGTTAGTATTAACCTCCGAGTAAACACCCGTACAATCCATGTTAACATCAGTTAATCCTGATACTTCATATACAGGACCATCATCAGAAGTATATGTATCGATACCTCGTGAACGTAAAGTTGCTACTACCACATCATGATAATCATTATACGGTGTACCTGTATAATTAGTTACGTAAACTTGAGCGGTCCCTTGATATTCGAGACCAACCGTATTTACTAACGTGGTTACACCAAAGCCGAAACCTGTACCATTATAAACACCATTAGATTCTGTAAATAATGCGTAATACCATGGGTCGTTTACTGAGTCAGTTAATTCTATTGATTCAAACTGTATATTTTCAACACCTAAAACATTTACGTTACTTACGTAATTAGGTGTAGTAGTTACTCCTGTAATATTATCATATGTGGTCGAATCGACTGCTCCCCAAAAATAGGAGGTTTGTCCCGAATTTGCGTTGTTTACAATTTCAGAATAGAAATAACCTTCCATATCTGATTGTAAAGTTGATTCACCGCCAGTATATGTTGTATATGAATCTGTTATCACACCTTGAATTGAAGCGGGTAGACCACCATAATTGGTGATAGCCACACTTGTAGATGTTCCTGAAACTCCGGAGAATGACACTGTAAATGGTCCAGTTTGTCCCGTAGCGGTCGTTCCTGAACTATCTAAGTTACCGATAGTTGTTATTGACCATGAAGGTCCTGCGTCATACCCTGATAATCCAAGTACCCTTGTTACAAACAATTGATTTGATTGTTGTAGATAAGACTTAGCTATATAAGCCGCCTCATACTTAGGTATCTGAGTATTTACAAATTTAGTTGGATTTGTACCACCAAAATAGGATTGGAACTCATCGTAATTAGTAATGAAAATCGGCTCGAATGCTGGTCCCGAAATTGTTTCACCTACTAACCCAAGAGTTGTTACTCCTACACTTTGTGCTACAAAACTTAAATCTCTTTCTGATGTATAAACACCCGGAGATACGAATACTTTGTTAGATGTCGCCATTGTGTAATTTTTTTCTTAAGTTTTTATTTATAGATAAATATTAGCAAAAAGATGAAAAAACTATTACATAAAGAGTATATTTATATAGAGTAGGAAAAAATTCTACCTTTTTTCTACTTTTTAAAAAAACATGGATGAGTAAAATAAAAAACATAAAAATTTCACCTGAGTCACATAAGACTTTAAAACTATACTGCGAAAAACACGGTTTAAAGATTTATAAATTCTTAGAAAAGTTAATTGAGGATAATTGTAAAGAAGTTAGAGATATCTACGGAGAGTAATTATAGAAGTCTAGCTTTAGATTTTAATACTGACTGTTTGGTTATATCTATTTTAACTACATCAATCTTAATCTCATCATTAGTTGATACCTTTATTGTTGCGATATCATCACCAATATAGTTATCATTAATATAAACGGAATAACTATCTACATTAGACGTTTCTAATATTGTTAAATCAATTTCATATCTGTAAGTTTCAGTTAAAGATTCTAAACCACTAACAAAAATAATGTCTAAATCAAAATCACTTGGATTCGAAGGTAATTTCTCAACTCTCTTACCAGTATTAAGTAAATCAACCTCAAATATAGTTGCGGTTCTAGATATTGCAGGAGACACCTCAAACTCTTCTTCATCTAATAAGAATCCCATCATTAAGAATTCGTAGTTTTGTACGTAGTATTTTCTTTTCTCAAGTTCTAAAACGGATTCGTCAGATGAACTGTTTAATATCATTGGTATATAGTGACCCTTTATTTCTGTATACGCTTGTCTAGATGAAAATTTCTGTAATACCTTTTTATTAAAGTCATTTAACTCTCTCATTCTATTACAGAATATTTTTACATTGTAAGTAATATCTACAGGAACGGGTTGAGGTATTTTATATATGTCCATTCCTTTTCTTTGTCCGTCCCACGTTGGTACTTTAGCGTAATAGAATTGTCTTCTATTTGGTATTGTATATTGTAATGATGGATTTGTCCCAAACTTAACATCGGGGTTTCTAACCGTGGCAACAAAAGGGGGTTTAATATTTTTATCTAAATCCTGAAAATTCCAAGTCTCAGTAAACTGAGCCCAATTTTGTGTGGTTATAATTAAATCTATATTTTTTATATTCTTCCCGTTTACTGAAATACCTAATTCGTCTCTAACAAAATCTAACATACCCCTATCTAAATCTGCATGTAAAATGGATTTTGGTAAATAGGTACCATCTTCTTGAATTTGTTCAAGTAGTTCCTCTCTTCTCTGATGTAAAATTTTATCAGGAGTTAAAGGTAAATATTTTTTTACATTTTTAGGTAGTCCCATTATTTTACAGTTTCACTTATAAAAAATACTTTATTCTTAGAGTTAATCATTTCAACCTCGTTAGCATTGTAAATTGGTTCCTCACCATCTTTTCTAACGAATGAGTCATACTTATACGGATTATACGTTATCACATTCTCATTTGGCTCATCAGGTAAGTTTTCACACGGAAACGTACAAAAATCCATTAAAGTTCCAATCACAAAGGCATGTACATTTTTTCTCATTTCATCTCTTACTTTTTCTTTACCTCCTTGTCGTACTCTAAATTCAACATCTTTTAATTTAACATAATCGGCATACATTACAATTTTATTTTTATATGATACTGAAAATGTGTGTTTATGTAAGTTATAGTATACCATAACTTTTTTACCTATATAATTAACTTCTTGATTATCGTTACCACATTTATGACAGATATACGGGTCGTGGCCACCGTCACTTAAATCCCAAGACCACCCACAATCATCACACACAACTTTTTCACCTTCAATACCTTCACACATATGTGACATACGGGTTTTAATAAAATTTATTTCTTTTAGTAATTTTTTCATATTCCTCTAAATTCCCCGTCATTAACAGGTGCTGCAATTATACTTCGGTAAAATGGTTTATATCCACCATAAGTATGTTTATTGTCGCTAACAACACGACCATCATTAACAACAGAGTAATACCTTACTCGGTCCTCAGTTTCATAATAACCTAAATAATCGCCATAATCGATGTCAATATTTAACTCGTCTAACGCGTCTTGGTAAACACCAACCTTTAAGTTACCTGGTTCTAATTGTGATAAATTAGCATTAGAATAATTTTGATTTTCAGGTGTCTCGATAGTTACGTATCCTTTAAATTCAACAGGAGGTAAAAACTGTATTCCGTCCTCTAAAGATTCTCCATACACATCATCGGTTTTAGTTTTTTGTCTATCGACCTTATATAGAACAACGGTGAAATGCATATCACCTTCAAGCCATTCACGACCCATATTTTGTTCTAATCCAAAATCCTCGGAACCGAAAAACTTTTCTAAACGCGTTATTGGTATCTTTCTATTACTCATATATTGATAAATAGTTAGTTTATAGTTATATTATAAATATTAGATTATGGAAAGTAATAAAGATAAATTATCTAAGATACCTGAAGTTAGGGCGCAACGTACATTAGAAGTATACGATGGGTTCAATAATTATATACAATCTATTCAAAAAAAATTTAAAGAACAAAAACATTTTAAATTAACAAGGGCTCAAGCCGACTACATCAATAGTTATCATGAGTTAGTCCCTAAAATAGCCAGAAAGTGGGTGGACTTAGATAGTTACTTCGGTAAGAAGATGATGGAAGATAAACTTCTTACAAAAGTACCTGAAAAAGTTTACATTGAAAAACTTTTGGTCGAAAAAGATAAATCTTTTCACATATGGGGTAAAATATTTGAAAATGAAAAATTACATTCATTTTGGTTACCTCGTGTTGCACTAATAAAATCACAGGAAATTGAAAAGGTTCAAATAGATTATACTAAATACTCTCATAGACCTCCGTTAGAACATCAAATAGAATCTATTGAAAAATTAGCGAGTCATAAGAAATATATCTTAGCTGATGATATGGGGTTAGGTAAGACTACCTCAACCGTCATTGCTGCTTTAGAGTCGGGAGCCGAAAGAGTATTAATTGTTTGTCCAGCATCTTTAAAAATTAATTGGAAACGTGAAATTCAAAATTATACCGAAAAAAGCATATCAATAGTCGAAGGTAAGAAATGGGAAAGTGCCGATTTTGTTATTATTAACTATGACATATTAAAGAATTTTCATGATATAAAAAACAAAGAAGAATCAATAATATTGCAAGAAGGGTTTGATTTAGTTGTTGTCGATGAGGCACATTACATTCAAAATGTTCAAGCAAAAAGAACTAAATTAATTAACGACATAATAAATTCAATAGGTAAGGTATGGTTACTAACGGGTACTCCAATGACATCAAGACCAATTAATTATTATAATTTATTAAATTTAGTAGAATCACCTGTGGCTTATAATTGGATGGCGTACGTAATTAGGTACTGCGAAGGTTATCAATTTAATGTGGGTAATCGTAAAGTGTGGAACGTAAATGGGGCGTCTAACTTATTAGAGTTAAGAGATAGAACCAAAACGCATGTTCTTAGAAGATTAAAACAGGATATTTTAGATTTACCTGATAAGATTATCACTCCCGTTTATTTAAATTTAAAATCTAAAGAGTATATGGCACTTATGGGTGAATACTACGATTGGATGGAGGATGATAGGGAGAAAAAATCATTAACCGTACAATTTTCTATGTTAATGAAAGTCAGACAAATAATTGCCGAAAATAAAATAAAAGAAACTTGTGAGTTAGTTGAAAACATTATTGAACAAGGAAAGAAAGTAATTGTCTTTACCAACTTTACTGACACACTAAATAGAATTGCGGACCACTTTGGTAAAAAGGCAGTTAAATTAGACGGTAAGATGAGTAAAGTTGCTCGTCAAAACTCTGTAGACCAATTTCAAGAAAATGATAAAATAAAAGTTTTTGTTGGTAACTTAAAAGCTGCAGGTGTTGGTATAACTCTTACCGCAGCAGAGGCAGTAGTTATGAATGATTTATCATTTGTTCCTTCTGACCATTCACAAGCCGAAGACAGAGCGTATAGATACGGACAAAAATCTAATGTTTCTGTATTCTACCCAATTTTTGAAAACTCAATAGAAGGTATCATATATGATATTTTATCTAATAAGAAAAATATTTTTGAAACGGTTATGGGTGATAATGAGGAGAGAGGGGACATAATGGAACAAATTATTAATGAAATATCAGTTAGAAGATAAAAAATTATAATTAACCATTATTTATAATAAAAAAATAAATGAAGTTCAAAAGATTAATAAATAAAATCTCAACGATTGAACATAAAATTAATAGCCGAGAAAAGTTAACAGAAGTTAACGTTAATATCTCGCACACTCCCAAACAAATTTTAACAGAAATGAAAAAAATTGGTATAGAAACATTACCGTACTCTTATTCTGCCTTAGAGAGATTTATAGATTCAGAAACTATGGATACTCACTATAACAAACATTATAAAGGATACGTTAAGAAATTAAATAATGCATTGTCGAGTAGAGTTGACGGTAACATTGAATTAGAACAATTAATAAGAGGTATTTCACGATACAATAAAACAATTAGAGACAATGCGGGCGGAGCATTTAACCACGCACTTTTTTGGAAAATAATGTCACCCAAAAAACAAAGAGCTCAAGGTGAAATTTATGACAAAATAATTAAGGATTTTGGTAATTTTCCTAAATTCAAAAAAATATTTAGTAATGAGGCAATAAAAAACTTTGGTTCAGGATGGACTTGGTTAGTCTTAACTAAGAATGGTAAATTAAAAATAATGTCCACCCCAAATCAAGACAACCCATTAATGAATGTGGTTAAAAATGGTGGATACCCATTATTGTGTTTAGATACATGGGAACATGCTTATTACTTGAAATACCGTAATAAGAGAGATGAATATGTTAGAAATTTTTGGACAATAATCAATTGGGATTATGTTAATGAATTATATTTAAATCAAACATCAAAAAAACTAACTGAAACGAAGATAGTTAAAAGTATTATTTCTGAAGGTGCGAGTGCAGGATGTAATAGAAATCAAGTACAGACGTACCGCAGATTATTTAATACTAATCCTGAGATAAAAAAACGTTTTATGTATACGATAATGGATATACTAAAAGAAGTATTTTCAGAATATTGGTATGAAAAAAACAAATACTCTAAAGGTCAAATGTCAGGGATTTATGATTATGAACAAAAAGGTCGCTCAGTGATTAATAAGTTAAATACCAACTACACAGCTTTTTGTACATTAGTGAGTGACACAAATAAATATTTAAGAAAATATGGTATTGATGCAATTAATTTTAATGATAAAAATCACAAACAACAACTAACTGAAGTTGATAGACTTAACAAATATTTGATAGAATTAAGGTACTCTATTTTTAACGCAGATTCACCAACGTTTAAAACTCTAATGTCTGGTTTAGATAAAACAAATAAGTTTGGAGATAAAAGAGAGGTTGACGCTGTTGTAAGTTTAAAAAAAATATTTAACACTTCTGATGTCAAAAAAGTTGGGGAACTAGGTGACGTAGATGATATGATTAAAGGTATAGACGCAGTCGTCACATTACCTGAAGGTACTAAAACAATACAAATTAAACCATTTAATCGTATTAATAAAAAAGACGGTAAAGTTATTGTTTACGGTACAGGAAACGTTAAACCCTATAAAACGGATTATTTAGTTTTTCATAGTGATAAGTTAGGAACTGAAGTTTTTGAGAATAAAAATACTAAAATAGTTAACGGAAGATACGTTTTTAACGAGTCATCACAATATATTAATTAAAGAAATGTAGTTTTCTGAATATTTATTAAGAAAACACACATATGTCAGTAATAGTTGAACCACAAAGAACAAAACTTTATACCCGTGTAAAACACCTATTAGGTGCACCAATACGTAGTATTGAAATAGAAGATGAAATGATGGACTCTTTATTAGAGTTATCTATTCAGGATTACGCTCAATATGTGAATGATTGGTTAATAGAGTCTCAATGGACATCACTTTACGGTATGAACTTAGATGAACAATCTGTCACAAGAGCATTCACTACTCGTTCATTAGACTGGGAAACTCAATACACCTATTCTTATTCTAAAATAGTTGGACTTCAAGCCGGTGGAGACTCAGTACTCAAAAAAGATTATATCGACTTAAAAACAAACCAACAAATTTATGAAATACCAGCAGGTAGAGAATTAAATGAATTATTATGGTTTTCAAGAGCAGAATTAGACGCAGCCTTTTTCGACCCATTTATGGGTGGATTTGGAGGTATGGGTGGTGTAGGTTTAGGTGGTGGTGCCGGATTTTCACAAATGGGACAAACAGGTAATTACATGATAACACCCGCTTTTGACATTTTACTTAGAATGCAAGACATAAATTTAAAACGAAGACTTATTGGTGGTGAATTAACGTATAGAGTAACTGCGTTACCTGAAGGAAAAAAAGCCGTACATCTTTATAATGTCCCTGGAGGTAAATTTGATTTTGGTACAATAGAAAATAACGAATATAGAGTATGGTATTGGTATTACGAAACTAATGATAGGGAAGATTGTTTAGCTAAAAACCCTGATGTAGTGAGACTACCTTCTGATATTCCAATTGATGAAATGTTATGGGCAGAACTAAATAATCCAGCACAAGCTTGGGTTAGAAAGTGGTTTGTTGCTTATGTTAAAGAAACTTTAGGACGTGTAAGAGGTAAATTTAGTGGTAATTTAAAAACTCCAGATTCTGAAGTAACAATGGATTACGATTCTTTACTCACTGAAGCTAAAGACGAAAAGAGTAAATTAATGGAAGAATTAATGAATCGATTAGAAAGGTTAAGACCTGATAAGATGATGGAAAGAGAAGCTAATTTAGCTGAAAATTTAAATAAATCATTACAATACAGAGCGTTACCGAGACAAATGTACGTAATTTAACTATGGGAATTATAAAAACACGACCGATTAAAAAAATTATTAATGGTAAAGAAACTATTTTTTCTGAAACTATTATGGTAATTAATATGCCTTTTTATAAGACAAATGGTGAGAGCGCTATTGTGGTTAAAAATAGTAATTCAGAATGTGTCATTTTATTAGATGAAACCACCACAGAACATATTACCGTAAAATCTATGTCAGACTCTATAGTAAAAACAGACAAACTAATCGATGAACAATATGAAGAAATTAGACTCGAAAAGTTTGCCTCTGTTGAACTAAGATATATAAATAACTACTGGTACGTTATGTCTTCTGATGGTCTAAAGAATTCATAATATTCATATTTTTATTAACGTATTCCATATCCACTAATTTAGTTGTATTCTCAAGATACATGTAATATGGGTTTATGTTAACGTCATCCCAAAACCTAATTTCGGGGTCAGATAATGTTAATACTTCATCTAAATTATCCTGACTACCTTCTTTCATGGGGAATCCTCTAACCAACTTAGTTTGTGATTTAGTAAAAAACGGTCTATCATCTGGATTATCCACTAATATTTCACTACGAATTTCAGGAGAAAACACTACCAACAAAGGTTCAATACGTTTATTAAATGCTGCCATATAACGAGGAATATTGTATTCACCTAATTTGTCAGGTGTTTCACTAATATATTTATCATCAATTAAATAACAATTCAATACGATTTCTGTAGAATCTGGAGGCATTGGCTTACCATTATTTATTGCATATTCTCTCTTTTCTGCCGCAGTTGCATTCCACTTATTCTTTTTTTGAACATCACCGTGAGATTTTCGTTCACCATTATTGACATAATAGATAGTATCACCTAATCCCACATTTAAGTTATGTTTTATAGCTAATTCCATATGTGCCTGTCGAGACATTAAAGACCCTGATTTGGTTCGTTTTTTTACGTGTAATTTATAATCACTTATACTTTGTTTAACACGAGATTTATTGGCGATTTTAGAAATCGGTATCTCCAAGTTATAAATTTTATTTACATACTCATAATAAAAGTCTAAAAACTCATGACCTTTACCGTCCAATAATAGACGTAACCCTTGGTCCAAAAACTCTGCGACATACGTTTGAAGCTTTTTAGATTTAATACTATTACCTGTTAATTTAACCTTACCTGTATCAGTGAGTAGTGCGTAGTTTTTACGTGCAACATTTATAGTAGACGGCCATACACCGTCAGTATCTAACCCCATTTCACCTCTCATGAAAATATCATTATACTCCGCTACGTCCGCCTCAGTACCAATATACTCTTTACCTTCTTCAACCAACCCGTTTAATCCTTTACCGATATATGTGTGTTTTTCACGTTCAGGTGGAGATGAAAAGTTTACACCATCCGTATCCATCACTAATGGTTTGTAACCTCTCTTCATAAACCACATTATCATTTGTCTAAGATATTGTCTACCCGTACAGGTAATTTGTTCTCCCATATCCATATCACCCCACGGAAATACGTGTGGAGCGGATAATGACCCGAAAAATGCGTTAATGAATATTTTAATTGGTAATTGTTTACGATTATACTTTTTAGATTGTTCTGGGTCTGAAACGTATAAATCTGAAGCCAATTTTTTATAAGTGATACGAGTATCTCTAAAATACTTTAACATACTCTTCATGGCTCCCGTTACATCACATTTAGGGAAGATATCATGAACTAACTGTATCGATGGGTATAGTGATGAGTAATCGAGTTTTAAAACGTCTGTAGAGTACCCTACTGCCATCAATCTTGACAATCCACCTGTAAATGGTCGTTTTTCACCTTTCTTAGGAATTGCTAAGTTATGTTTATATGACCAAGCGGCCATAATCATTTTCCATAATGTTGCGGTACCCATTGTTGATAGCCTCTCATATGTGGTAGGTACTAATTTAGATAGAAGGAAGTTTGCTTGATTAAACTCCTCGTCTACAACCATAGTCTCCCATATATCATCATAGAGATACCTTTCAATAATGTAGTTCCCATTTACCTTTTCATAGTGTCCTGGAAATCTTTCCATTAGGTTTTCAGTACCTATTGAACCAACTTCTTTGTAACCACCTGTCTTTGGGTTGAAATAATAATCTTTGTTGTCAAAATAAATTTTACCAATTTTATCTCCTTCAACATAAACACGGTTTTCTTTTTCCGCCCCAATAAATTGAGTTATGTATTTAAGACCCCAACTTTTAATGTCTGAGTTAATTGCTTGTGTTCTTCTAACTGCATGTGCGATATCAATGATATTGTAACCCCACATCATTGTTTGAGTGTATGGTTCCATTTCATTCGCTAACTTCAACATACCCTCCTTCTGTCTTAACTTTTGTTTGGGATTTAATGTTTTAGATATTTTTTTGACATCTAACCCTAATATTTCCGCTCTACGAAGAATAAAAGGAAAATCGAAAAAGGCTGAGTTATAACCACCAATCAAGGTCGGTTTTATACTTGCGATTGTATCAAAAAATTCAATAATAACTTTACGTTCCTCTTCATCGTTTTCACAAGCGATAACCTTTTCGAAACCTTTATTATCTTTCATCCCTATAAGGAATATTTTACTATCCTCAGGAGATAGTCCTGTAGTCTCAATATCAAATACAAAACGATGTACCTCATCGTATTCATCGAAACCTTTAAAAAGTCTTTTATTTTTTTGTATTAAATATTGTTCGGCAGGTGCTAGAATCATTATGTAGTCTGAATTACCACGACCCCATGGGTCTAATCCACCACCTTTAAAAAAGTTTACTAAATTACTATATGATTTAGTTGTCTTAACTAAATACTTTAAACCCTGTTCCATTCGGGTATCATTATGAGTATCTAATGTCTCAATAATTATTCCATGTGTAGACATAGCTTGTTTTTGAGCTGCCTTAGAACCGCCATAAAAGTTGAGTCCTTGTAGGTTACCTACCCATGCAAATGGAATAAATGTGTCTGATTTTATTGATTTACCCTGTATTGGGTCTTGAATTACTTTGAATATTTTTCCTGACGCGTAATCATATTCTAACGCTACAATATATTTTTCAGGGTCCTCTCCATTGAGGAACGTTTCAATTTGTTCTTGTGATACCATATTATTTGTTTTTTCGTTTGAGACATTTTACTCACATCGTATTGATGTGATTACTCTTTAACACTTAAACAAATTATAGGTAATGATTATAGAATTGTCAAACTATTTTGTGTTTCTTTCTTGCCATTCGTAAGATACTGAATCTTCATCTATCGGACCACCTTTAGCCCAAGTATAACAAGTTCTAGCTGAGTGACATTTGAAGTTGTGCATCCAACAGTAACCTAAACGACCATCATCATCTGATGTAACTCCAGGCATACATTCATCCATTCGTTTTGATATGTCAAATGCAACACAATTACCACATAAAGATTTTTTAGCTGCCTCTTCAGTAGTATCCCAATGTTTCGATAAGTCTTGCCAATAATCACCAGGTTCATCTACATTTAATGGTCCATATTTTATATGTTCTGACTTTATAGATGAGTCTCGATTTTTCGTATTTAATTCTAAATCTTGAGTGGCTTTTGGACAGTCCATTTCTGATTCGCCTAATAATCTACGATTTAATCTTTCGATTACTAAATTTTTTTGCCTCCTTATACTATTACTCATAGATTATAATAAGTTAATTTATTTTACCATTTTAGTCACATGGTATTATGCTTGTAACCATTCCATTAGTTACAATAAGTATATCAGTACTACCATCAACAGCTATACGACCGTTATCGAACGGGAATTCACCATTAGGGTCTGTAAATATTGGGTTATTTTGTGCTGGAGTAGTATTAGTCTCGTCTTTAAATTTAGCGAAGTAATACGTTTCAGTTTTAACCGCCGCACATTGTGTTACTCCTGATGCACCTATAAATGAAGGTAACGCCGCAGGACATGAAATATCCATATCCCATACTGTATTACTATAAAATCCAATACTTTCTAGTCTTAGGTCAGATGCAAGAGTATTTGTTTTCGGTATCACCATAAGGTTCCATGTTCTTGGGTCACCAGCATCAGTACCTGTGTTCGCCACATAATCCCCATTTTGGAATGTTGCGTTGGCAGTACCGTTTACTACCCAAGCTTCGTTAGCATCTAAATAATATTGGGTTAATTCATATGATACTCCCGCAGTAATACTTGTAGGTGCCTCGGTTGGTGAACTTGTTCCAACATATGTGAAGTTTCCGGTACCTGGACTTGTTGACTTGACTGGGTTTGTTACTGCAAGATTTGGACTAAACAATGTATTGTAGGTTGCTAAGTTATGACGTACTCTAATACCATCTGGAATTGAACGAGGCCCGAAATAAATAACAACCGCACCTGTGTCAGTACCAACACTAAAGTCAACAAGATACTTACCTTGTGTACCTATAGGTATACTTGGGGCTCTATTACACGGTTGTAAAGGTATTGCTGGCTCAGTTGGTGTCGGAGTTGGTGTTGAAGTACTAGTTGGTGTCGGGCTGACATCTCCACCTCCACCTGTTGTTGGTGTTGGAGTCGGAGTCGTAGTATTAGTTGGTGTTGGAGTCACATTTTTATCATCTGTAGTTGGTGTCGGAGTTGGTGTTGAAGTACTAGTTGGTGTTGGGCTGACATCTCCACCCCCACCTGTAGTTGGTGTCGGAGTTGGTGTTGAAGTACTAGTTGGTGTTGGGCTGACATCTCCACCTCCACCTGTTGTCGGTGTTGGTGTTGGGGTTGAGGTATTAGTTGGTGTCGGGCTTGGAGCTATATCACATATACAATTTCCATTTGTATTTGCTGACCCACCACATGATGGACTATTGTTTATTACACTCAGAGCACAAATTGTTTTTGAATCGTATCGGTCGAGTATGATTTGTGTAGTTATACCCTCACAATCTACTACTGTAAATGTTGTACCAGATTCACATTCCATACCTCCATATAAGGACCACGTATTACAACATGGATTCGTTGGTGTTGGTGTCGGGGTTGATGTGTTAGTTGGGGTATTAGTTGGAGTAGACGTGGGAGGAAGACCTGTTGTTACTGTCGGTGTCGGTGTTACAGTATTAGTTGGCGTATTTGTCGGTGTTACAGTATTAGTTGGAGTATTTGTCGGTGTTACAGTATTAGTTGGCGTATTTGTTGGGGTAGACGTGGGAGGAAGTCCTGCCGTTACTGTTGGTGTTGGTGTTTGAGTTGGCGTACTAGTGGGTGTTGGGGTGACAAAAGATACTGTTGCAATAACATCACACGGAGAATCACTTGCACATATATATACGTTATGAGTATCAACATCAACAAATGAATACCCATCAATTAATTGTTGTCTAGTTACCGTAGCAATTAGATTTCCAGCATCTATTGAGGTATGATAAATATTAATCACCGAGATATTTGTCCCGACCGTTAATCCTGTTAATGTTACTGTTCTATTCGCCATCTTAAATTATAAATATAGTTGATTTTATTATTCTTGTCATATTATTATAAATATATCCACTTTTAGTAATCTTATTATATTTTTATTTACCTTTTTAAATTATATTAATATACAAATTTTCTCTTATTGGAGCAATTAACTTACCCATTGAGTTATGTATATGGAACTCACCAATGAACCTACCTTTAGTGTTCGTATCCTTTTTACGCCACTTATAATAAATATAATATTCATAAGGAGCATCGGGGTTATTTTGTATTTTTTCAGTTATATACGCATTTTCCATTAAAATTTTAGGAATACCATTCGATTCATTTTTCATCGAAAATCTAATTGTTGCGGTATCTAAATCCGTATCAAATATTTTATATGCGTCTGTTCGCCCATCTCTGACGACCTGCATTTTCAATATTGGTAACTCACTATTTTGTCTTATAAAAAATTCCATACTATCAATAAATAGTTTTTATATTTAATTAGGTTATTGATTACTTCCGTAACATTCCATACTAATCTCATTAGATGTTATTTTATACTCATAACACTCACTACTACCTGATGGTAAGTTACTAACTAAAACATATAATGGAAAGTCGTTATATGTTAATCCGGTACCGTAAATTTCCCATGGACCACCAACACAGTCTCTAAACTGTACAGTAAAGGTAAATGAAGGGGAAGACATATTGGACTCAATAGATAACTCACAATATGGTTCTTCAGGAGTATCTTGACATATCATATGTTGACCATACGTGGACGCGTAACTATATCCATCTGCAATTCTTTCAGGTCTAAATTCAAGATTAATAAAAGTAATTCCAAAATTAGCACAATATGACATAATAGTATGACAATCAGAATTTGGTATGTTACAAGGAAAGTTTGGGCAATCAGAAATATATGTACCATCGAATGTACCTAAAGGAATGGTCCATGTACCATAGTCCCATGTGTGGAATCCAAGAACAGCATGACCCACTTCATGAGCATGTAAAAAATTATCAAATAAATTACCTGTAACTCCCGACATAACATAAGGTAAGTCTACGTTAACATTATATGCAACTGCAACATTATTAATTGTATTATCAATATCAGGATAATAAATTCCTAAGAAATTAGATATCCCTTGTAACCCCGTATTATTAAAACTTCTTCGATTTATCTGATAAATGAAGTTATAGTCAATACCCGGTAATAAAGTATTATGGTTATTTTTATAATAAGTACCAATAGTATCTCGATATTGTACTTCATTAGGATTTCCCGCAACATTCCATGGTTCTGAGGTTTGAGTAGTCCATTCTACGATACCTTTAACTTTAAAAGTGAAATCACCATTAAAACTTGGTTCATAGAAGGCATTAAGGAATAAATTCATCGATTCAATATAAAGTTGTGAATTACCACCATTTTGCTGTATTCTATTATATGAATTAAACGGTAAATCATATATCATATCGACACAATAATATTGTGACCCACTTAAGGACTGTGACATTACCGACTCTCTGAATTGATTAATTTCTCTTTCTTTAGGGTTTACAGTACTACCACAATTAAAATTAGGACCTTCGATAAATGATTTAAACGCAGTATAAAGTTTATCTGTCGTTTCAGTTAATAAAACTGTAGTACTATTCTTTTCGTATAAACAATAAACCGTAGTTTCACTAATACCTAAACTACCAATACTCTTATTACCGTCTTTAATTCGATAAGTTCTAAGTATTGGGCTAACTGACTCTATTATAGAATTTTCACCCTGACTTGACAATGTTATTTCAGGATTAGAATACTCAGTTTTTTCTAATCTCATTATCGCCATAGTTCCATCCCAATTAGGAATTGCCATTTCAAAGGACTCGTAATTATTATCGTAGATATTTTTTAGAGTTTCTGAATTGTAAGTAAATTCTGATAGGTTTTCACCTGTAGAATTAAATGTAAATAAACCTATAGGTGTATCACCTGAGTTAGTAAATTCACAATTTAACTCACAACTTAACGAATAATTAGGTGTTTGAGATATTGTGGGGGTGGGGGTAGGGGTAATACTTGAAGGTGATGGTGTAGGGGGTATCGGTGTATTAGACGGTGTAGGGGGTATTCCTCCTCCAGATGAGCCTCCTCCAGATGAACCTCCACCATACGGTTTACAACATAGTTCAGGCTTGCTAATTGAATCTGTTATATTTATAAATAATTTTTTTCTTCTTGGTAAAATTATTTCACCCTGACTATTTGATATTTTAAATTCACCTATATAACCACCGATATGTCTTGTTTCGTGAGAAGTTAATTGGTAATAAACATAGTACTCCACTTCTTCAGTGTCTATCGTTGATGGTTTAACCATAACTGAGGCAGGTTTATTCATAATGTAATAAACATTAGTTTCTTCATTCCACATACTAAAAGTGATAGTCGAGTCTTTAGTTAAGTTATCAAACTCTCTAAAGTCAACTCTACCATCTTTTACTATTTGTACCTTTATAATAGGTAACGTACTATTTTTTCTTATAAAAAATTCCATTATGTTATTACGTTAAAGTTAGGGTTACAATCTGTTTCGGATATATCAAAACCGAAATCACAAGTTATTTCATCAGTTACAAAATCAAAATCACATACTGCCTCTTCCGCATCAAAATCAAAGTAACATCCCAATAAACAAGGGAAACAGTTACTACACCAAAAGTCATATAAATTATATCTACCTTTTAGTTCTCTATAATTATGTTGAACTTGCGGAGTTGATAATGGTTCGGTATACATCCTAAACTGAGATATCCCACCCATAAAAGTTCCCCCAAAATTAGGTTCAAGTAAGATATCAGTGGTTAAACCAGATAATGAAGTACCCGATAAAGTTTGGTTTGGCATCGATTCTGGGTCCTGTATATACTTTCCTTCTGTGGCGGTACATGCGCTAAACATTAAACTCTCTCTAAGTCCTTGGGTACCTCCGCCCCAACTTACATTAAATGGTACTCCAAGTTGTTTTTCTTTTTGAGTATTTAATTCACGAGGTATAATTTCTTCAAAATCCTCAATAACCATAAATAGGTAACCATTAACATATAATTTTAATAACCCTCTTCTTCTGTCTTTATTACGTAACCATTTTCTATTTAATTCAATTAAACTTTCCTTTTTCTCTTTTTTACTACCTATATGTGTTTGTGGTGGCATTATTAAATTGTACGCGGCACCATTTATTGCTGACGGGTAAACCACATCTCTTATATCACCTAAACCTCCCCAATTAATTAAATCACAGTCCTCTAATGTTTGATACCTCTCAAATACGGCAGAAAACATTACCCATCTTTCTTCAGTATTAGCAGTTAAACAAACTAATGAGTCGTACCCACAATCATCATATATTCCCCTAACTGAACAAATCTCATTAATACAATAACCTGAAGAATATGTTAATCCTGTTGTTCCACAGCTACCTGTTGTAACACAGTCACCTGTTAATTTAATGTATTTAACACATAAGTGTGGGTTTTTAGGGTCCCCCGATAATCTTATTGACATTGCATTTGAAAGTGCATCAACCCCTGGGTCCACCGGTGGGTTAACTATTGTAGTATCATATGCTCCGCAAGGTCCCGTATTATGTTTAACTGTGGTACCTGTAGTTGGAAAAACTTTAAAACAATCTGAATTGGTTACTCCTGTGTCGGCACAAGCACATGTTCTTATACAATCATCTAATCCGGTGGTAACTCTTTTATATGTCCATTCTGTACTACTTTTACCTGAGGTATCAACATTAAACCCGCAATTATAGTTATAACAACCTAAACCGTCTGAACCTTGATTACCTCTTTTAGATTCTACTTTACCTGAAGCAGGGTGGTAATATTTATTTTCAGCCCTCGTACCAAAATAAAAGAACATACCCGCATTTTCAGGGTAGACATCATTTAAATAAACTTCAGAAGGTTGTATATTAAATTCTTCTCTTTGCCTTGGTTTAATCACAGTCTCCATAGTCCATCCTTTATTTACTCTTTCAGGAAAAACTTCGTAATCATAACCAAATAATTTATAAAAACCTTGATAAAATCCTCCGTATAACTCATTATAGTAACCTATCGAATCAAAATTATTTTTAGATACTATATTATAAATTGTTTTTGAATTACCCGAAAACCTATGGTTTGGATAATCGGCATATGAAGTTACTGGATGAAATTTCATTCTACGGTCATAGTAATGTGGGTTCCATTTTTCAAAATCATTAATACCCATTGTAAATGTTATGGTTTCACCTGTCATTTTATCATATAACCCGTTATCGGTTGCAACCAAACCTATATCACACAAAGTAGTCGCCGATTCACAGAATAAATCAACATTTTTAGGGTTATAATAATTTTCAGACACTAAAGTATTTCCGGTATAATTAACATTCCACAACAATTTCATTTTTTGGTTAGATATATTTGATGATAAATCAATATACACGGGTAACCTATCTCCATCGTCTTCCGCAATAAGTTTTTTAGAAAATACTACCTCCTCATCATAATCTCTTTCATCTGAAGCGATTGTAAGGTCAAAGTAACTACTACTATCTAAACGGATATCGTATCGATTAAAATTATAATTATTAATATTCTGACTTGCCATGAATGGTTTTTATAGATAAATACTTTGTTCGTAGTATTTATATTAAAAAAGAATCTATGAAGTCGTATCTTTATAAAACAAAGGAGGGTGCTGAGAAAGCCTCAAAGGAATTGGGTTGTGAGGGTTCTCACAAACATAAAAGAAAAACATTTATGCCGTGTAAAACACATAAAGAGTTTTTAGATGTTACTCAGACCTCAAAACCTGAAGGAGAAATGGATGAGATAATTGACTATGACGGTACTATGTTAAATTCTAAAATACCGATTTTAGACCCTAATGTTAGTGCGGATGGTAATACAACTATGGATAAGACTGTTGCGATGGCTCGTATTACACAAGACCCGTTAACAAGAGGGTATAGAACATATTATGGTGAGAGTATCGAAAAACGAGAAGTTAGTGAAGAAGATATGGAAGACGCTTTTGGTTATGACGAAACCAAATTTATGGATGCCGATGAAACTATAGATTTCTTTATGGATGAATTAGGTTTTGATGAAGACGACGCTAAAGGTAGGTCTGAAGAAATGGGTAAAGACCCTAAATTAGATGATAGTTCAGAGTTTAAAGATAAGAAAAATTTTGTCATGAAAGGTCGACTTACAGAAAAAGGAAAAGTTTTAAGTAAAGAAGACTTAATTAAGATGGCTGACGATATGTTAGTTAGTAAATCTGAAGATAAAGATTTAAAAATTGACCGTAAACTTTCACCAATATTAGTTAGAAATATAAAGGCATTAAAAAAATTGGCATTATTAGATGGTATATCAACATCCGAATTAGTTAAAATTTTAAAAAATGAATAAGGAATTATATAACAGAAAAGTTAAAGTACCTGAATCACTTTGTAATCACCTATCTCAGTGTTTTGATTCTGTTGACGCCGATAGTAATGTCGAAGGGTTTAATAGAAACCAAGACTTAAGAAAAAGTGGTGTGGCCACTTACCAACAAATTAAAAGAATTAAAAATTGGTTTGAAGGTTATGAGGGTAATAAAGAAGATTCACCATACATTTTAAATGGTGGTGAAAGAATGGAAAAATGGTGTGATAGTGTTTTAGACCATTGGAGAAAAACATTAGATATCGGTAAAAAGGCCAAATCAGAAGGTGGTATGGAAAATGAATATATAAAATATCATACTAAAGATGGAATAGTTGTTAGTCCTAATCAAAAACATGAGAAAGGTATTAACAAATTTGACACGTCTGTAACTGAACAAATAAAACAAATAAACGATATAATGAAAACATTAATATAATGGCAACACAAAATGACAAATTAGACTTCGCACAACCAGCTAACTCATTATCTGAATACGCTGAAGCGGAAAGAGCAAAGTTATTCCCTAAGAATGATTTTTCACCAAAAAGTGACCTTTACTCACCTCAACATCCCGATGCGATGGCAGATGGTGATAATATTGGTAGAGGAACTGCTCAATTTTTAGATGTCTACAACGAAACTGCTGGTACTTCAACAGATATACAAGCAAGGGTTGAAAACACAAAAATTGATAAATATAGTCCTAATAAACCCTACCCTAACTTCGACTTGTAATGAAATTACTTACCACGGTTAAAGGTCTTATAAATGAAATTGCGTCTCTTAGTGATATTGAAAAATCAATTAGAGACCGAAAAGTTGTAGTTATTAATTACGATGGTAAGGAACCCGGTGGTAAGGGATATAGAACAATAGAACCTGTTTGTGTGGGTAGAAGTAAGGGTGGTAATAATATGGTACTCAGAGCATGGGATACTGAAGGTGCGTCACATACCGCAACTATAGGTGAAAAACCATTACCCGGATGGAGGTTATTCAGAGTTGATAAAATATTTACTTATAAGTTAACTAATGATACCTTTAATGAACCTAGACCTAACTACAACCCTAACGGTGATAACAGTATGTCTAGTGTAATTTTAAACGCAAAATTTTAATATAAAATAATATGAGTGACTTAATGCAAAAATTAGCAGTTTCTAAAAAAATAATGGATAAACACAATGGAACACCTAGGAATCAAGGTGGAGGGTCACTACCTATGTCCGAAAATATAAACGCGACATATAATGTGCCTCAAGATATGATACAACAACAAGTACCTCAACAACAAGTACCTCAACAGGCTCAACCAATTAGTAATGGTGAACCTGTAAGTGAAAATGCGATTAAAAATTCTAAATTACCGGATGAAATAAAAAAATTAATGTTAGAAAATCCTATAGTTCAGCCACAGTCTAATGGTCCAGTATTAACTGACGAATTAATACAAGGAGCCACACGACTAATGAATAATAATACACCTCCTCAAACAGGTCCTTTACAAAATGAAGGTAATACTGTTATCTCTAATTCTTCAACAATACCAAACAATGGGGATTTAAAACAAATGATTAGAGATGTAGTTCGTGACACAGTTAGAGATGTTGTTAGAGAAGAATTAAAAAGTTCGGGTATTGTTACTGAAGGAAACCAAAAAGTTAATGAAACATTATCTCTTAGAGTAGGTAAACATGTGTTTGAAGGAAAAGTCCTTAAAGTAAAAAAAGTAAAACAATAACAATACCTTTTCTTATTAAAAATCTTTTACTATATTTTGATTAAAATTAAATTATATGTCAAAGATAAGAGTATTAGTCCTACCATCCGATAGAACAGGTGTCGGTAAATTTCGTTCAGTTGAACCTCACATTTTTCTACAAAATCAAAATCCTGATGACTTTCATGTAGATATAGATTACGACCCAAAAATTAATGATGATAACTTTTGGAAAGGTTATGATATGGTTCATTTTCATAGAACAATCACTAAAGATTATGATAGTACACCGGCCTTAATCGATAAATTACATAAATGGGGCATAGTAACAGTTGCCGATATTGATGATTATTGGTTACCAACTAAAGAACATCCCGCACATGCTATGATTCAAAATAATAAGTTGAATCTAAAAATTAGAGCAAACTTAAAAGCTGCTCAATATGTGACAACAACTACAGAGATTTTTGCTCAAGAAATAAAAAAGTTTAATAAAAATGTTTTTGTTTTACCAAACGCGATTAACCCTAATGAACCTCAGTTTAAACATAAGACAGAACCCTCAGATAAATTAAGATTTGGGTGGTTAGGTGGTTCTTCACATTTACACGATTTAAAAATATTAGATAATTGTTTTAGTAAATTAGGTAACTTAAAAGAAAAATATGAGTTATATTTATGTGGTTTTGATACAAGAGGCTCAGTAACTGAAATTGACCAAAAAACAGGTAATCAAAAACAAAGAGATATTAAACCAGAAGAAACGGTATGGGCGGAGTATGAAAAAATATTCACAAAAAACTATCAGGATGTACCTGAAGAATATAAAAAATACCTTTTAACGTATAATCAACAACCTTACAACGATGAAAAATATTATCATAGAGTTTGGACACAACCCGTCACTTCGTACGCTAAAAACTACGCAAAATTTGACGTATCTTTAGCTCCGATTAAAAATCATATCTTTAATAGAATGAAATCTCAATTAAAAGTAATTGAAGCGGGGTTTTATAAAAAGGCAATTATAGCCTCAAATATTGGACCTTATACCATCGATTTAAAACACGCACTTAAATATGGTGAATTTGTTGATGGTAATGCATTATTAGTAAATGAAGGTAGAAATCATTCAGATTGGGCAAAATATATTAAGAAATTGGTTAATAACCCAACATGGGCTGAAGATTTAGGTGAAAGGTTATATGAAACAGTAAAAGACACTTATGATTTAAATGTAGTAACAAAAACGAGAGCAGAAATATATAAAACAATAACAAAATGATAGATTTACCATTAAACAAACTTTTATTTTTCGATTTAGAAACTGTAGGTATTGAAAAAGACTTACCGACACTTAAGAAAAATAAACCAGAATTAGCAAGATTATTTGAGAGTTACTTAGATTGGTTTATTAGGAAATATCCTGACCAAGAAGGTAAAACACCTGAAGAGATTTTTATTAATAAGGCCGCATTAGTTGCTGAGTTCTCTAAAATTATAGTAGCATCTTTTTCTTTTATAACTCCAAGTGATGAGGTACATACTCAAACATTTGCCGAAGATGACGAGAAAGAATTATTACTTAAGGTTAGAGACTTATTAAATAAAGTTCAAAAATTAGATTTTCACTTATGTGGACATAATATTAAATTTTTTGATATACCAACCTTAGGTAAAAGATTTTTAACTAATAATATTTTACCACCAAAAATATTACCTTCATACGAAACTAAACCGTGGGAGGTAAAGGCTCTTGACACTAAAGATATTTGGCAGTTTGGTAACAATTTTGGGATATCATCGTTAGATTTAATGTGTGTGTCAATGGGTATTGAAAGTCCTAAAACGGGGGAAGTAAGTGGTAATTTAGTACACGACACATATTGGAACGCAAATGGATTATCGCCAATAGCGGAATACTGTGAAAAGGATGTAAATGTACTTGTCGAATTAATTAGAAAAATTTACAATTTAAAATAAGATATGTTTAAAAAATTTAATGAATTAAAAAATGATATGTCTAAATTAAAAGACATACAAAAGCAACTTAGTGATGTGGATATGTCTGACCCTAAAGC